ATGCGGGTGGACGGCTGCCATGTCCGCCCGATAAGGCGGCGCAGCTCAGAGCCGAAGACCGCCGAGTAGTGCTCATCCGCGTAGCGGTCAGTTAAAAGTGCACGCATGATCCATCCGTGCAGTGCATCCGCACCGGTGCAGATGATGGGCTCACCGTCATCTCCGAGGACGGCGCAGCACCGCGCATCGTCCCATTTGACATCCACATACAGCGGCAGCTCATCCGTCGGCGTTTCAGCATATTGCACATTATGTAAAAAAGGGTAGATATTATCAGACATGCCCGTCCCGTACCTTTCCGGCGATATAGTAGGTCTGCCCGTCCGGAGTCAGCAGCAGGACCGTATCGCCCTGCCCGAAAGTCAGGCTGTCAGCCTCGATGGATTTGTACGGCGGTGCAACTATGCGCAGATCCGCCTCATCCAGCTCCAGCCCATCTGCTCGGACGGTCAGCGGGCTTTCGGCCTGCACCGTGCCGATCGCCATGCGCACGGTGCCGTCGTTATCGTTTTTTTGTATACATTTTGCGAACTGCGCAATAATTTCATCATAAGGAAACATATTATAGTTTCTCCTTTACGGCCGCGGCGGGTATGTGTAGATGATCTCGCCGTTGGGTCCGACATGATACATGCCCGGCACGCCGCCTTCGCTGCTTTCCTGCGCCGCTTGATTTTCGGCGGCCTTTTGCTGCTTCTTGCGGCTGCTTTTTTGGATCTCTGATCCCGCTTGCTGTTCATCCATCAAATTTTCAAAGTTAAGTGTTACGCTTGTTGTATACTTGCCGTTTGCCCATGTGTGCGTATCCGCATCGATAAAAAATTTTCCGTATAGCCCCGTATACGGTTCGTAAACAAAAACTGCGTTTCCGGTGACGCACTCGGCGTTGCCGAGTATATCGACCGTGCCGGATCTTGCGATTTTTTTGTCACGGATGATTTTTTCGGCGGCATCCCTGCCGCGCTGGGCGGTTATCGTCATAGCCTGTCCCATGATGCCGATGGACGTATCGCCTGTCACGGTGCCGGCGCTGCGGCCGTCGCTGTCGTACATGTAAACCTTGTTTACGACATTTTCAATGTTTTCGGAGTATGTGGCCGTCAGTAGGTTCTTTTTCGGCCGGATTGTCCCGCCGATGATTTCTCCGCGCTGCACGACAGTCATCAGCGCACCGGCAAAAACCATTTGATATACCTGACCGGTCTTTTCCGCCGCCAGCGTGTAGCCGGTCATAATTGCGCTATACAACGACGTATTCGAAAAGTTTCGGCGAAAGGTGAAGCCGTTGCAGTCCGCCATGTAGCCTATGGTGATCCCGCGGCCTTTGCACAGTGCCCTTGCGGCAGCAGCGGGCGTCATGCCGTTGATTTTGTGCGTCACAGTGTTGCGCTTTATGTACAGTCCAAAATCCTGCGCCGTGACGTCTATCGTGCTGCTCGCGGTGGATCGCGTGACACTCGACACAACCCCGAAAAAATCCATGCCGTCCGCCGAAAACTGCAATTTTTTGCCGGTCGAAAGTTCGATTTGCGGCAGGCTGCTGTCTGTCGCGCTTTGGACGATCGACAGCCTCAGCGTGCGGGCACATGATGATTTGCTGCCGGACGCAACGGCCTTTTGCACAAATTTTGAAATATTTTTATTGTCATAAAATACCAACATGCTTTAATCCTTTGGCAGTCGCAGCACCTGCCCGACGGCCAGTACGTTTGGATCTTGGATGCCGTTTGCGGCCGCAATTTTTTTATAAAATTTTCCGTCGCCGTAAAAACGGCGAGCGATGGACCACAGTGTATCGCCGTATACGACAGTGTAGGTCTCCGGCGTGTACGGCGTATCCTCCTGCGGCCGCGGTTCTGCCGCCATGCCGCGGCGATACTCAACAAGCGTCATGGTGTAGTTAATGTCGTTAGTGCCCGGATCCTCGCCGTACTCGATTGATTTTATCAGCACACGGATATTTATCGCCGTGTCGGAAATTATCAAACGTACAGGTTTTTTCTTTTTGATTATTTTTTTAAAAATTTTTACCCAGTCATACGGATCCCGATGCTGACCTATGCAAAAATCGTAGGCCTGAGCCGGGAAGAAAGAGCTGATACTGACGGCTGCCGCCGTGCGGTCACCGGCAAGATTTATATCGCCCAGTCCGTATACAGCGGCGGTGTCGATTTTTATGCCGGTGTCCAGCCGGATGGATGCCGGGGTCACCGGCAGGCGATACTCCGTGCCGTCATGTAAAATGCTGAAAATACGTCTCATAATTTTACTATCCTGTGTAAACTGCGCTTGCCGTCGCAAAACGCTCATAAAGCGCAAGCGCGATAGCGTCTATATCGCTTTCTTCGCGCACTACAAAAGTATTGCCTGTAATAGTCACTTGCGGGGATGCCGCCATGTCCGCGGACCGTGCCTGCGCTGCTGTCAGCACGCGCTCGCCCTGATGCAGTCGCGCCGCAAAATCATCATACGGCACGGACCGGATACCGTACGCAAAAGCGGGCGGCGGCAGCGGACCCGGGGATACTATCGGTTCGGGCGTTGCGTTCGGGGCCGCATTCGGCTCGGCTTCGCCGATGCCCATGCTCGCCGACAGCGCGGCATTATAACCTTTTGTAAATTCTTGTGCCATCTCATATCCGAAATTACGATACGTCCCTTCGGACACAAGTTTGTCACGGGTGGTTTGTATCAAAGATAGCTGACTGTCAAAGTAATCGTTATATGCATCGCTTTGATTGTACTTGACCTGCGCATCCACCAGTGCTGCATAAAGCTCATCGCTCATCTGCTCACCTGTCGGGATCTCGCCCGCTTTTTCAAGCAGCTCGTCCATGCTCTCGCGCATGGTACGCTCTTTTTCGCCGATAAGGCTTGCTTCGTACTCGCCGACTTTGCCGTACATCTCTTTCAGCGCATCGCCGTTTTCCTCGTACCAGTCGATTTGCTCATGCATCTGCTCTTTGCGCTTTTCATTAAATTTTTCACCGAAGGCGGCCTGCATGTCGGCTTCCCAGCCGGCAATCGTCGATTCAAGTCCCGCGTAAGAGTTTTGCATTTCCTCCATCGACCCCGCAAAGTCGCTGCCCATGTACTCGATCAGCGTCTGCGCCACGGCTTTGCCGCTCAGCTCGCCGCGGCTTATCATCTGCATGACGTCCTGCTCGGTGACGGCCTTGCCGCTGTCAGTTTTCAGACTTTCAGTGATATATCCGATTGCATCAATGCCGCGCTCAATCAAAGGATTGATATATTCCATTGTGACTTTGTCGGTCAAGTTCATGCGGCCGATATATGTCGCAACGGCGGTTTTGGAGGATGAATCCCAGCCCAGTGCACTGCCGGCATCGCCGATTTTGGTCAGCATATCAAACATGTTGCTTGAATTATAACCATATGTCAGCAGCGTTTTACTGATGGACGCAAGTTCATCGTACTCAAACGGAGTTTCGCGGGAAAACTCGTTGAGTTTTGTCAAAAAGTCAGCGGCATACGCGTTGCGGTCCATGCCCGCGCCGACCTGCGTCTGCTGTAGCAGATATGCAAGGCTGCCGCCGTCCCGCGCTGCGCTGTAGGCGTATACGGGCGCATTTGCGGCTTCGCCTTTAAGCAAGTTTGCAAAAGCCATCTGCGTGGTCTCGCGCTCCGCAGCGATTTCAGCGCCGGTAGTCACCATGCTTTGGCGAATGGTGACTACTTCATCGTATATGTTTTTTACATCGTCCTTAAAATACTGGTCACGGTCCTGCTTTTTTTGTGCTGCGTCCTGTATCGCACCGGATATCAGGCCGACAGCAGCACCGATGCCGGCACCGACGGCCGTGCCCAGTCCGGGGATGATGCTGCCGAGTGCCGCGCCGCCTGCCGCGCCCGATGCCAGGGATCCGCCGATGGTGGACACAGATGCCCCGACGCTGTCGCCAAAAGCGGAGGATATACCCGCGCCAAAAGCGGATGCGACCGATGTGCCCAGCTGCGCCGCCAGCTGTGATCCTAAAACTGCCGTT